TTTCTCGACACAGATACATTCATTCAATAATAATGATATTGTCAATGTAAGTGGTCTTTTATCTTACTTTGGAGGATTTGATAAAGGTTATCGTGTAGGTATTAGGACAGACAACTTAGTATTGACTCTTGATGTTTCTACTGCAAATACTAATGATGTTGATTATTTGCATGTTAATGGTCTCCTTGAATTTCCATACATTAGACCAGATGATATCTTAACAATTGATGGTGAGAAAGTAAGAGTTTTAAATATTGATAAGAAGGCGGGAAGAATTAGAGTTCAAAGAGCTGTAGAAGGATCTATTGGTGCAGCACATACAAACTCTTCGATTCTCTTTGAGAATCCTAAGAAGTTCAGTATCAATGTTGGTGCATTAAAAACTACCAGAACATTTAACATTAATAATATTCTCTACTTTGATCCTGCAGAGTCTATTGGAATTGGAACTGTATTAGGAACAGGTATTGGTAATACTATTACATTCTCAAATCCAGGTGTTGGTCTAACTCAGGTATTTGTTCAACCACAAAGTATCTACTATCCTGATCATAATTTGAGACTGAACGATTCAATTTTCTACTCTACAAACAGTGGATCATCTGTTCAAGTTTGGAATGGAACTTCTGCAGGTTATGTAAATCTCACGTCATACCAAAATCTTTATGCAGTCCCACTTTCTAAGGACAATATCGGTATTAGTTCTAACAAGGTAGGACTTGGTTCTACTGGAACATATGTTGGGATAAACACTTCAACATCTATTCTTTACTTTACTAGTGTTGGGGCTGGTAACACTCATAAGTTTACCACAGATCTTAATAATGTAGTTAGTGCAGAGGTATTCAAACATACTGTAACTGTTTCTACTGCATCTACTCATGGATTGACAAGAGGAGATGCTGTTAATGTCAACATCAAACCAACAATCAATGAGACAGTAATTGTCAAGTATGATGATCATAATAGAAGAATTGTATTTGATCCAAGATCATTTACTGCCGGTAATGTTGACATTGTAAGAAACTCTATTACTTTCTCCGATGAGTTCTTTAAACTTGGGGACAAAGTTATTCATACTTCATCATCACCTTCTGGTGGTCTTGAAGATAATACGATCTATTACATAGTTCCTTTCAACGACACTAGGGTAAGATTAGTAAGAGAAAAATATGAAGTCAACTTAGATAATCCAAACTTTATTGATATTACTAGTGCCTCTACCGGAACACTCTCCAAGATTAATCCACAGGTTCAAACCAAGAAAAATAATACACTTACGTTCGATCTTTCTGATAGTTCATTATCATTTATTAGTGGTGGAACCAAATACTCTGCCTTTGATATGAATCTATTCTCTGATAGAGAGTATTCAAACATCTTCTTTACTACAGGTAAAACAAGCAGTTTCGAAGTTGTCAAAAGTGGGAAACCTGGTATTGACGCAACAGCAACTCTCAAGTTGAATGTTCGTGATTCTGTCCCAACACAACTATACTACAAGTTTGATGTAAACTTCTTGAATATTGTTCCATCAATCAAATCAGATCTGGTTATCGATGATGATGTGAGTTCATATAACGGCATTGAAGTTGTTAAGTCACTGTATGATGGTAATTATAATATTGTTGGTGTAGGAACAACCACATTTCAATATAGTATTAAGGATGTACCAGATGTTTCTTTATACAATTCTTCGAATTCGATTTGTAAGTATACAACAAATTCTAGAAACGCATTTGGTCCTATTGCAAAAATTGATATCAGTGACGGTGGTGCCGGGTATAAAGAGTTACCTGGTATTACTTCAATAAGAAGTGGTATTGGTAGTAATGCAATAATCACATTAACCAGTGAAAGTATTGGTGAAGTTCTTTCTACAAAATTTGAGGATATTGGATTTAATTATCCCACTGACCAAACACTCAAAGTTGTTACAAATGTTCCAGAGATTCTGGAAGTAGAAGCACTACAGTCATTTGATAGTATCGGTATCACTTCTTCCGGTAAAAACTATCTGACACATCCAGAATTAATTGTTCTTGATGGATTCACTAATGAAGTTGTTGATGATGTGGACATTAGATATACTCTTGGTGATACCGAAGTTGAGATTCTTAAAAATACTAATGGTCTTTATAATAACATTCCAACGATCATTCCAATCAAAAATTCTAATGGTGTAGGTATCTCTTCAGTTGTCTATACAGAAGCTACCAACAATGTCAGAGTATTTTTAAGTGCTCAGTTTAGTGAACCACAAAACTTTAGATATAGAACCGGAGAAAAGGTACTGATCGAAGGTATCTCTATTGGTATCGGTTCTACAGGTACGGGATACAATTCTCAAAATTACAACTATACATTATTCGAAGTAACTGGATTTGATTCTCAAATTGGTGGTTCTGGTGCATACTTCGACTACAATCTTAATGGATACCTAAGGTCTGGTGAGAACCCAGGTATAATGGATCCTACAAGATCTGTAGGTAGAGCAATTCCTGAAAGTGACTTCCCAGTATTTGACATTACCTTAAAACCAAATCAATTCAATATTGACGAGGTTGTAACTTCTGGTACTAAGAAAGGTGTTGTTGAAAGATGGAATCCAACTAACAGAAGATTAGTTGTATCCACTCCTAACGAATTTGAAGTGGGTTCTAGGATTATTGGTGAATCTTCTGGAACAGAAGTCGTTGTTCAGAGTAAACTTAATTTTAATTCAACTGTTTCGACAGGTGCAGGAACGACATTTGTTAATGGTTGGAAAACAAACTCTGGATTCTTGAATGATAGTCTTCAGAGAATTCCAAATAATGAATATTATCAGAATCTTTCATATTCACTTAAATCTCGTGTAGCTCTTGATAAGTGGGATGATGTGGTAAGTAGTCTTGGTCATGTTACAGGCCTTGCAAAGTTTGCAGATCTAAGAGTAGAATCTACAGAACAAACTCCAGGTGGCATTATTGTATCTCCTGCACAATCTGATGTTGAAGTTGTCATTGATATCATTAGTGAGTCAAGTATTCATTGTTGGCAGGATTTTGATAACGTATCAGAAAATTCATTTTATATTGATAGTAATTTCACTTCCGATCAAATTAATTTTGATAATAAAATTCTTATAGATTATAACGAATCTTTTGGTAATAGAGTTCTGAGTATTGATGATTTTAGTAGTACTTTCAATAGTATTGTGAGATTGGAGAAATACTCCAATGTGCGCGAGTTCCCTACAAATCACACATATAATAAAATTCTTACATATTGTAGAGATCAGATTCTGACTAACCAGAGACAAATTGAGTTTGTCTCTGTTCTTCACAATAATGATACCAATAGTACGTCGTATATTTCAGAATATGGTAAGCTTGATAGTGAAAATAATCTAGGTTCATTTGACTTTGTTATAAGTGGTGATCCTACAAAGTGGGAACTAAGATTTTATCCAATCAATTTTACATATAACTCTTACGATGTCAATACTTTATCATTTAGTATTCTTGATAATATTAGTGGTATAGGTACAACTTCATTCGGTGATATTGTCCAAGTTGACAGCACTCATGTCAATGTTTCTGCTAGCACAACTACTACAATTGCATCCATTCCAAATACTTACAGATCTGCCAAGTTACTTGTACAAATTGAAGATACTAATAACAACTACTCTGTAGATGAACTGAATCTGATTCATGATGGGACTGACGTATATTTATTGGACTACGGTAACATTTCTACCAATATAACTGGATTTGGTACTTTTAATGTTTATGTTGATGGAAGTAACATTGACGTTGATCTCATTCCAAGTGTTGGGGTTGGACTTACTGTTAATACCTCCATTATTGCCACTTCTGATAATGCTGGTGTTGCGGGAACAACTCATCTCAATAGTGCAAAACTAGAATCCAAATTTACTTCAATCTCTGCATCTGGTTCTCCAACCGCGAATACAATTGCTAGTTACTCTGGAATAACAGAAGCTGGTTACCACATTGTCACTGTGGAAGATACTACTAATAACGAATATGAATCATTTGAAGTTATTACACTTCAATCTGTAAGTACTCCATCTGAGTTTGTTGAATATGCAAATGTTGATAGTGGTGGTTCTTTAGGTCAAGTTGGTATTGATACAACTAGTGGCACTCTTAATCTTACATATACCCCTAATGCAAGTATTGATGTTGAGGTAAGAGTATTCACTATCGGAATGGAACCTCCTACTGATAATGATAGACCAGATCACATCAATTTGAACAATTTACATATTGATAGTGACGAACAAACTTACACAGGAACTTTACTTGATCTTGCAACATCATTTGACCTGAAACATAAGGGTGATCAGATCTTCTTGAGAGGATTTGATGGTAGTGATCCTGGAATTGTTTCAACAACAAATAACACTATATCCATTCCAAATCACTTCTTTGTAACTGGTGAAGAAGTTGTTTATAGTTCTCCTGGTGCTGGAACAACTGCAGCAATTGGTATTGCCGCAACAACCGTTCCTGGTATCGGTCTTACTGACAAGTTACCAACAACTCTATATGTTGTTGCTCCAAATAGTAAGGATCTTAAGTTTGCCACTACTAGTGAAAATGCTCTTAAACTTTCTCCAGTTGTTCTAAGTATCGGATCTACTGGTATTGGTACAGAACATAGTATTACTGCAACAAAACAGAATCAGAAGGTTCTTCTTGCAGTTGATAATATTATCCAATCACCAATTGTTTCTTTTGGTATTACAACAACTCTTGCGCAGGATGTTGTATACCAACAAGACATCCTACTGACAGGTATCACTTCAATCTTCACTGGTGATAACCTTCGTATTGGTGATGAGATTGTTACTGTCGCAGCTGTTGGAGTTGGTAATACAACATCAGTCAATGTTCGCAGAGGAAGACTGGGAACCTTAAGAGGATCACACTCTGCTGGTGATATAGTAGAAAAACTAAGTGGTGAGTATAATATTATTGGAAACACCTTGAACTTTGCATCTGCACCTAAAGGTCCAGAGCCAGCTGGTGTCACTACGGCAGAAAATCCAGATGAAACTGATTGGACTGGTATTACCAGTTACTCATCCTTCCAAGGAAGGTCGTTTATGAGATCTGGTCTTACAAATTCGACCAATGAGACATACTATGAGAATTATATCTACGATAATATTTCTGATCAGTTTACTGGTATTAGAAGTGAATTTAGTATGAAAGTTGGTGGTTCTGATGTTAGTGGTATTGCGACACAAAATCCATTTGTTATTATTAACGGAATCTTCCAACAACCTACAGGTAGTCAACTGTCTTCACTTCAAGTTGGTGATTATAGAATGGCCGAAAATACTGGTGTTACCAGTATCACATTCACTGGTAATAATGGTCTTCCTACTGGTTATGATCCAAATAATGGTGAGTACCCAATTGGTGGTCTGATGGTTTTCGTTGGGTCTTCTAATGGATTTGGATATCAACCTCTTGTTTCTGCTGGTGGAACCGTAACTGTTTCTGCTACTGGAACAATTACCAATGTCAGTATCGCAAATTCTGGTTCTGGTTATAGATCTGGTATTCAAACTGTTGTTAATGTTGGTGTTCAGACTTATAGTACAGGTGTTCCTAATATTGAGTTCATTGGAACTGCCGCAGTAAGTGGTGGTCATATTGTAAGTGTTGCAATCACAAATCCAGGTGTAGGATACACTGGAACAAATCTTCCAGATCTTGTATTTGATGAGCCACTGAGTTATGATAATATTCCTTTGAGTTACTCACCTGGTTATGTTGGTTCTGGTCAAAGTGCAACTGTTGATATTGTAGTTGGTCAAGGTTCTAGTGTTATTAGTTTCACACTTAAAAATTATGGATTTGGTTATGGTAATGGTGAGAGACTTACAATTGAATCTGGTGGAACCACTGGTATTCCTACTGATTCAAATGCTGTATTTGAAAACTTCCAACTTCTGATCGATGAAGTTTATGATGATAAGTTTAACTCTTGGTCTGTTGGTCAAACAGAAATTCTTGACACTCTTGATAATGAGTTTGACGGACAAAAGACTAACTTCCAAATAACACTTAATGAAGACCCATTTACAATTGTTGCTGCAAAAGGTTCTCTTGTTGATGTTGAACAAACTTTAATTGTCTTCATCAATGATATACTACAAGTTCCTGGAGGTTCATATATCTTCAAGGGTGGTAGTATCATTCAATTTACTGAGGCACCTAAGGTAGGTGATACATCTAAGATTTTGTTCTATAAAGGAACCGGTAGTGTTGACGTTAGATTCGTTGATATTCTAGAAACTGTCAAACCTGGTGATAGTCTTGACATTGACAATAACCCAGAACTTGGTCAGGGTATTAGTCTTGAAGAAGATTTGAGAATAGTTACTGACATTATCACTATTGATTCTGTATTCACCAATCCTTATGGTGGTTCAGGTATTACAACTGACGCAAATCTCTTAAGACCTGTTACCTGGTGTAAACAACTTGTCGATAAGATTATTGATGGTGAGGTTGTTGGTAAGGACAGAACTCATTATGAGCCTCTGATCTACCCTTCATCCTATCTAATTCAACCAGTAAGTTTGGCATCAACCGTCGCATATGTTGATTCTGTAAGACCTCTTTATGGAGCAAAGAACGAAGCGACTGTAAGATCCTTTCAAAACAACATTAATATCGTATCACAAAATACTTTGGTTGGAGCAACTGCTGCAGTAATTGTTTCTTCCGCAGGAACAATTACTTCTGTCAACATCACCAATCCTGGAATTGGTTATACAGTTGCACCACAGGTCGTCATTTCTACACCTGTAGGAATTGGATTGACACAGAGGGCATCTGCAACCGCAACTGTCTCTGGTGGATCGGTCAATACAATCACAGTTGTAAATCCTGGAGCAGGTTATACATCTTCCAATCCACCAGTTGTTCTTATTGAAACCCCAGAAGTTGTTAGGGAATTAATTTCTATCAATTCCTACAGTGGAGATTATGGAACCATTGTTGGTTTCAATACTACAAAGGTTGGTTCACAAAACAAATACATATTTGACCTCTTTATTCCAGAAGATTCATTTATGAGGGATGGATATTTGATTGGAACTGGTATTACAGTCAGTACAATTAATGTTGGCGATTATCTAACTGTATTTGATACTAATATTGACGCTGGGGGATCATTTAATACACAGGACACCACGTCCAATGTTGTTGGAACTGCCATTACTTACTCTGACGCAGTCTATCAGGTTGCGGCAGTATCGACAGAAATGATCACCGTTACTGGTTATGGTATTACAGCTGTCAGAAGAATTACAACAAATGTTGGTTCTATTGGTAGTATTAGTTATGGATCAACTGCTACAGGACAATATAGTTGGGGTAAGATTCTTTTTAATACAAGAACAGGAATTGAGACATTTACTGCATATACCTCGAATGGATATACAGGAATATCAACTTCTGGTCTTGTTACTAGAACTGTTCCCCTAAAATCAGACAGATATGTCTAAATAATCGTATAATGGATTCGAGTGACATTATATCAGTTAAGGGTTGACCTACTGTTGAAAGAAACAGATCACATTTAACTAACTAAATAACAAAAAGTCCTAACAAAATGGCAGCAATAATTACTGATCAACTTAGAATATTGAATGCTAAGAATTTTGTTGCCGGTATCCAGTCCAGCTCAAATTCTTATTATACTTTCATTGGTATTCCTAATGCAACGGACTATCAATCGAACTGGGATTTTGATCCTCCCACTCCGATTGATAGTTTTGAAGCCTATAGTAACACATGGAATTCAATGCTTGCGTTGAAAAAAATAAATGCAAGTGATGTAAGTCAGGTTGTTAGGAAAGTAACCTGGACATCGGGTACTACCTATGACATGTATCGTCATGATATTAGTAGAAATAATCCTTCACAACCTTCGGGTTCGTTTGACCTATATTCTGCAAACTATTATGTAATGAATAGTGATTATAGAGTTTATACTTGTCTCTATAATGGTGCTGACCCCGAAAACAAATTTGTTGGTAGTCCTTCTCTAGATGAACCAACATTCACTGATCTAGAACCAAGAGAGGCGGGTAGTAGCGGTGATGGTTACATTTGGAAATACCTTTATACCATTAGTCCAAGTCAGGCAATTAAGTTTGACTCGACTAATTACATTCCTGTTCCTACAGATTGGTATACAAACACTAAAGATTCCCCAGTAAGAGATAATGCTGAAAATAGTGGTCAATTAAAG